CCTCTAACCTGGAGGGCACAGAACTTGTTTCCACCGGAGAGAGCGGGGGCAGCAAGTTCTTGAGGGAGGCCGGTGACAGGCGGTGCCGTTGGCGGACCATTAGCGTTACGGGAATGAGTAGTTTCTTTCTCGAAGACGGTGATGGAACCGAGGTGGAGATCTCCAATGCCAAGGAGGTCAAGTTCGTTGAAGGCACCGGGATCGACATTGACTGGACTGATACCAGCAATGGCTCTGACGGTGATCCTTACGATCTGACATTTACTTGTAATCTCGAAGGGACCGAACTTGTATCCACGGGGGAAAGTGGTGGCAGCAAGTTTCTCCGTGAGGATGGTGACGGCACTTGCAGTTGGCAGACGATCAGCGTCACCGGGATGAGTAGTTTCTTCCTTGAAGACGGGGATGGGACCGAAGTCGAAATCTCGAATGCCAAGGAGGTGAAGTTCATTGAAGGTGGCGGGATCGATATCGATTGGACCGACACCAGCAATGGTACTGATGGCGATCCGTATGACCTGACCTTCACGGTCGCTGACACGACTGTCGCCGGAGACAGCGGTTCCACGGGTATCACGCCAGGTGACACGCTGACGATAGCGGGTGGAACCAATGTCACGACCGCAATGTCGGGTGATACCCTGACAGTCACATCAACCGACACGAACACCACCTACTCGGCTGGGACGTTGCTCGACCTCTCAACCACGACGTTCAATGTGGATTTGACCGAGGCTGCTGAAGCGGTACTAGCCAATGGCGACTACATCCTGTTCCTCGATGGCGGTGCCACTGGATCGCACGCGAAAGAGGCGATTGCGGATGTGGCAACCCTGTTTGCCGGGGATGGACTGACCGCCTCTGCGTCGGTCATGGCTGTCAACGTGGATGACTCGACCATCGAGACGAGTTCCGATGCGATCAGGGTCAAGGATAACGGAGTCACCCTGGCCAAGATGGCTGGTCTTGCGAGGGGGAAGATCATCTACGGAGATGCCAGCGGTGATCCTGCCGCGCTGGCGGTAGGCAGTGCCAATACTGTTCTACAATCTGACGGCACAGACGCATCGTGGGGGACTGTGGCAACAGCGATGATTGCCGACAATGCGGTTTCTCTCGCCAAGATGGCCGGTATTACCAGGGGCAGCATCATCTACGGTGATGCCAGTGGTGATCCAGCGGCTCTAGGTGTTGGATCCAACACCTATGTCCTGACATCCGATGGAACGGATATCGCGTGGGCAGCGGCCAGTGGTGGGGGTGGGATCTCGTGGGATGGTTCGACCGCACAAGGAGTCGCCACCTTCAAGGACTCAGACGAGGCAACGGTCGAGGCGAACCTCACGTTCGACGGGAACTCTCTCTTGGTGGTCACCGGCAGTTCGTCAGCAATCCCGTGTACGATCAAGGGCGCGAGCGGTCAGTCGGCTGATTTCCTGGTCGTGGAGAACAGCAGCGGGACGGATCAGTTCACCGTCAATAGCAGTGGCCACGTAAATCTGGCGACGGGTAACCTCCGCTTCGAGACAGGTGGAACGAGGGTCATCAACGTCAGGGAGGAATCCGGCACGGACACGGCGGGTAAGGATCTCTTCCTCAAGGCCGGTAAGGGAACGGGAACCGGCGAGGGTGGCGACATCCGCTTGTACACGTCACCAGCAGGAGGATCATCTAATTCAAGTACGAATGCGTGGACCGAGGTGGTAAAGATCCGAAACGACAAGATTGTCGATTTCAAGATCGCGGCACACGCTGATTCTGGGATGACGCTCCAGGAGGCGCAGACGATGGGTGCGAACCTTTACCTGGAAATCAAGGTTGCAGGGACGCAGTATTATCTGCCGCTGTACGAGGAACCGTAATGTCACAGATCACGATCAACGCCTGGGACAAGGACATCACGATTGACTTCCCGGACGACATGGAAGGCCAGGCACCGGCCGCGTTTGTCCTGCAGTACGACTACGAGGAAACGATCCTCGATGATGACGATAACGAGATCCCCAACCCCCAGGACGAGGTGGAATTCACGGTTCACCGCATTCTGGATTTCATCAAGGACGTGATTCGGGCGTCCGGGATCAAGGTCGCGCGAGACGCGGCGGCTGATGCGGCGCGGCTGGACATCCAGGACAAGTTGAACCAGATCGAGTTGACGATCGAAGACGCATAGGGATCGATCATGCCGCTAAATATACAATTGCCGCGCACAGGAGGAAATCCAGGATGGAGAATCGATCAATCGGTTGCCGACCCAGGCGGTTTGGGCGTCTATCAACTTGGCGGCGCATACAACATAAGTAGGGGTGGGGGGGGGACGAGTTGGAATTTTTACCCCTACGATCCTGCCGGCGGTTTCATGGCCGGCGGTTACAACAACACGGCTATGGGTTATCCGGTTCAAAACGTAGGCGATTACGGGTCGTGGGCACCGCCCGCTACGACACCGCCAGTTGGAACAACGCCGGCAGCGGGAACAACGCCGGCCGCAGAGACGACCCTGACGGCGGGGACGATGCCAGCGACCGAGACGGGTACGGCACCCGTCGTCGGAACAACACCAGCTACGACAGGCGTGGCCGGAACAACCCCGGCTACCGGACTGGCAACCACAACCGGCACACCGAACCAGGCACAGAACGTCGTCGGTCCTTGGGGAACCGGACCTGGCGGTGGGATTACCTACCAGCCCAATATCGGTGCCACCGGTCCAATGCAGTACCCAGGGATGGGTGGCATGGGCCAGATGGGTCCAAGACAATACCCGGCAATGGGCGGGATGGCACCCCGGCAGTTTTCGGCGATGGGGATGGGTGCCGGTTATCCCCAGACTGTTCTCCCGCAGCCGCAGTATCCGGCTGCCGGGGACCGGCCTACGTACACCGACTACACCAACCGCGAGATCATCAATTCACTTCGAGCGTCGAAGAACTGGTCAATGCCTGGAGCGACCGAGGGGACGTACCGGGAGCGCGAAGGCTGGACGCCGCAGACCGATCAGCAGATCCTCGACTACATGGCATCGCAGCCGGCGTCGTGGATGACCGATCAGTTGGAGGACTATCGGCCCGCGGCACTGGCACGGATGGCCGAGGACATCAATCAGCGCAACGAATTCCTGACGCGGACACAGGCTGGTGACGTTCAGAACATTGCCAACCAGAGCCTGATCAATTCGATGGCGATGCTGCGGGGATACGGCCAGAGCGGTCTGCGAGAGGTCGAGAAGAATTACCTGAGAAACGTCGGTCGTGGTCGTGCGAATCTTGCGAGTCGGGGCATGACTGGCACGACGGTTTACGATGCCATGCGACGTGGTGCCGGCGAACAGGCGATGGACGATTGGATGAGGGTCCAGGATGCCATCACTTCTCAGAAGATCAACACTTACCAGCAGGGAATGGGGCAGATCCTCAACGCGATCAACTCGATCCAGTATCGGCAGATGCAGCCGATGGAATTCGCCAACTTGTACCAGGCGTTTGGCGAGGGCGGTGCGGGTGCGGCTGCACCAGCGGCACCGAGTACGACGACATCGGCCCTGCTGGGCGGACTGGCTGGTGTTGCCACGCCGTTGTTGCTCAATTCTCTGCTCGGTCCAGCCGGCGGTGCCGTGAGTGGTCTTGCCAACGTCGGTGCCAACGTCCTCGGTGGGATTGGGGACGTGGCGGAGGACATCTGGGACTTTGTTGAAGATCTATGGCCGTTCTAATCGTGGCAGGAGCAACCCGTGCCAGTTGTTGAAAGTTATCCGAGTATCGTCGGCATAGCCGAAGTTGCGCAGGCTGCCGGCCAGGGCCGCTACAACCAGTGGTTGGCCGAGTTCAACACCCGGTCGAACGTCGCCAAGACTAACGCGATGATGAGCGGTTTTTCCGCCGGTGCGAATGTCGGCATGTCCGCGCTGCGGATGATGCAGCAACAACAGCAGTTCACGCAACGCCAGGGTTTCATCGAGAGTCAGGCGACGGACAAGTTGAAGGCCGATACGGATCACGCCGCCGCCATGATGCCGGCGTTGGATCCCTGGGTCCAGATGAAATTCCCGCACCTGACAGCGGAACAACGCGGTGCCTACATCGGTTCGTTGAACCGGAATCAGGTTGACGAGATAGTCAATTCCCAGTCGAACGCTGGCCAGGCATTGGCGTGGCACAATAAGTTTCGCAGCCCGATGGCGATGGCGCGACAGGCTGAAGACACCTATAACAACGCGATCTCGGGAAAGAAACATCACAATGCCCGTGTCCAGGCTCGTCTTGAGCCGATACTTCAACGGGTACGCGATGCGGATCTGGATTATGTTGACGGGGCCGTTTACGACGAAATAGCCCGAATTCTGAAAGAGGAAGGCGAGGCGAAACCTGGCGGGAGTAGATCATCAGAGTGGTATGAAAATGCGGTGGTGATTCGCGATCCGAATACCGGCAAACCCGTCGCCTACACATGGAGAGACCAACAGAACAAGACGCACACCTACACTCTGCCGAAGGTGGAGGCGGTAACGACTCTAACGCAACCAGAGACTTGGGAGCAACGACACAAACTGAATACGCAGATTGGTAGCCGACACGCCCAGATGGTTTCGGAGTGGGAATCGAGATATGCGTCTGCACCGGCATACGAAGGCGACAAACCGCAGGTTCCCACAAAGGACGTGGCACTATTCTCACAGGCTGATGCCACCGGCAGGGTGCGGCATTGGCGACAGTCCCGTGTAGAAGACTCTCCAACAACGATGCGACTTCAGCGGGGGGATATGTTTTACACCGAGACAAACATTCCGCCGCGGCCAACGTGGGACGATGCAGTCCGTCAATTCCCCGGTGCTGCTGCGTATCTCGGTGAAGGACAGGCGGTTGGTGGACCGAGAATGCAGCCGCAGCCGCAGCCGCAGGGCCAGGTTGTGCGGCCGACGCGGCCCGGCGGCGTGATGACACCAGGTCAAGATCCTGGACAGGCCATGCCTACACCGGTTCCGGTGAGGGCACGACGACCAGGCCTGGCTCCCGCACTCGTACCATCGCCTGGCGGTATGGCAGAATATGGATCGGCTGGAATAGAGGAACGTGGTCGTGTGACTCCCGGCGAAACGATCCAACCCGAGGAAATCGAGTTGGGAAGATCAGCAGTCAGAAAACGCAAGGCGCAAGTTGATGCCAAGGGAGCGGCGATCAAGAAGTTGCGCAAAGATTACGGTAACGCTGGTCAACGAGGATTGACGGAATTGATTGGAGCGGGTCAATTGCGTCCAACGGAAACTACGCAGAATTTCGAGGCTGTGGTGCGGAGTGGACAACCGCTGGAGCCGCTGACGAGCCAGTTGATGCTCGAAGCAGAACATCGGGAACTAAACAAACGAATCAAGGGATTTGACGCCAAGATCAGCAAGGGCCGACAACTTACGGAACCTGGTAAAGATCAAACGGTTTCGGGGTTGGGTCAGGGTGTAGAAATGGCAAGAGACCGAAGTGCCCGCGAGAACCTGACAAAACGCGAACTTGACATTTATTACCAAGTAAGAGGGCAATTCGCAGAGCGACGAGAATACATTGGGCGAATCGCCCAGGCGGCAGTCCTCGCCACACCGCCTGGTGAGCGGGTCGATATTGGAAACATCCCGAACTACACGATGCAAGAATTCGATCTCGGCGTTAGTCGGGGTCAAATCAGAGTTGGTGAAGTGATTTTATCCGGCACGAAAGGCATCCATTTCGTGGACGAGAAAGACATCCTCGACTCAAAAGATCGAATGTGGAAACTTCGTGGTGTGCCGCTAAGAGGAATTCAGTGATCGATGGTTTATCCTCCTGATCCGAACGAGTTGTGGGATCCCAGCGATGACGAGCGTGATATCGCTCTGGAGGAACCGCAACGTGCCCTGGAAGAGTCACAACAGTACCTTCCGGTAAGGCCGCCAATTTCTGTCGATGAAGGTTCCCAACTCTGGGATCCCGAAGAGGAATTCGTACCGACATTCACCGTCGAGAGGAGGCAAAAAATACGCGGCGAGGGTTCGCTGGAATCGGCAGAACAATTCGCGGATATGATCGCTGCCGAAATCAAGGAACTACGGGAGAAGGAAACCGGATGGGCACAGAGAACTGTGCGAGGAGCGAAACGACTGCCCGTAATCGGGGGTCTCCTCAGTGCCGGTTCACTCTGGGATGTCTACAAGGCCAGCGAGCGGTACAACCAGGGCCAGTTCTGGAAGGGCGATGCCAAGGCGATCGCCGCCTACATGGCCGAGGCCGAGCGTTACGGTGACCTGGGCGTCTGGGACAAGGCCCTGGAAATCGTCCTCGACATCCCCGGTTACGGTGCCGAGATCGCACTGACCGGCAGCGCGATGACTGCAGGACGACAACTCGTCCGCAAGGTCGGAACCGAAGTTGCCGAGAAGATGGTCAAACGCGGCGTGCTGAAGACGGTCGGCACCGCTGCGGCTGGCAGAGCGGTTGCGAGAGGTGCGCAAATAGCTACCAGGGGCGTCGGTGCGGCCGGGGGCCTGGCCGTCGGTGGCGTGGCGATGGCTGCCCGCAGCCCGTGGTTGCTCGCTGAACAGGTAACGCAATACGCCGTACAGAATTCGCTCAAGGGTGAAGACAATGCGTTTGCCAAGGCACTCTTGCAGGGTCCGCTCTCAGCGAGCATCACGCTGGCGACCGAGTTTGCCGGCGGCTCAACGGCTGCGATGCTCGGGAGACTTCCCGGCATCCGCACGTTGAAGAAATTCGTTGCAACCAACTGGTTGAGTGCAGACAAGACACGCACCCTTGCCGGTTTTGGGAAACTCAAGGACCGGATCGGTTGGCACGGCATCATTGGCGAAATCGAGGAAGAACGCTGGGACGAATTGCTGCACGGGTTGACCGGGTTGACCGACGACTACGGTGCCATCCAGGGCATCTTCAGCGACGACCAGGCACGGCAGAGCGAGGCGTGGAAACAGATCGGTTCCGAGACGATTGCCTTCACCGCGTTTGGTATGCCGTTCACCGTGGCGAGTGCAGCCCAGTATCGACGCGCGGGGATGACTGCCAGGAAGGCACTGGAGAAGTTCGCCCAGTCGGATAACCCGAGTCGCACGCAGTACGATCGTCTAACCGAAGGAATCAGGGCGCACATGCCCGTTGAGGGGACACCGATCTCGGTGGAGGATGACGAAGGAAACACGGTAACCGAACCGTTCGATCCGGGAAAGAAACATCACCGACGTGCGGTTAGGAAGGACGCGCAGCAGATCCTGAACCAGTGGGATGCGATGGCTGCAAACGCGCCCCAGGATCAGAAGGATCGAATGGTCGCGGAGGCCGAGGCGATCCTGGCGGCAACCGAGGACGTTGCGACTCAACGTGGTGCGATGGGCGCATTCGTTGACCGGTTGCTGGAAACCCGCGGTGACGGCGAAGCGATGTTGAAGGACGGTATCGACCTTGCGGAACTCAGGCGACTGCGCGTCCGGGTTGCGGGTGTACCCACCAACGCAGATCGGACTGCCGAGGAACTGGCGAGAGACTACCCCGAGGCGGCTGGCCTACTGATTGAAAGTGAGGAAACGGTTTCAGCGACACTGTTCGAGAAGTTGACCGGCATCCCGAATGCGAGCGAGAAGAAGATCGGGGAATTCGGTCAGCAGGTCCAGGACATCATCGGTGCCCAGTTCATGGAGTCACTGGGGAGGGCCGAGACGGCGCAGCAGCAGTTGTCCCAGGTCGAGGCAGATCAGGCCCAGGCCTTGTCTCAGGCCCAGGCTCAGGCAAGAGCGACCAGTCCGTTAACAGCGGGAGCCCCCGTTCCCGCCGCCGAGCCAGTCGCCGCCGTTCCCGGTGTCGCGGCGGCGGAAGGGGCCGAGCCAGGTGCCGCCGTTCCCGCCGCCGAGCCAGGTGCCACAGGTGCTGCAGCGATCGGCGGCAAACCTGGTCAATTCGGCCCGGAGGCATTCGACACCAGCCCCGCGTCACACGATGCCTACGCGCAGCATTCCCAGTTCGCGATTGCGTTACCGGAACTTCTCGAACTTGCTCAACGTCTTTTCGATGGCGAGAGTCTTGTCCTCGTTGAGGGCGCACTGGAGCGGATGGGCAAGGCCGGTGAATTCAGGGAGGCGACCGCCAAGAGAGCGGCTCATATCCTGATGAATCCGAAGTATGCCAGTGACGCAGCGGAGGCGGCCATTATTCTTGGCCACGAAATCGGACACCTGATCAACTATCTGCCGCACGAAACGCTCAAGAACGGCAACATTCTCGGACGTGTTGCCGGTCTGCAGAAGTACCTCAAGGGTGCCCTGGCCGGGAAGATCGGTGGCCGGGAACCTATGACCGATGCCGAAAAGACAGTCCTCAAAAAGAAAGTCAGGTCCGACCTTCTCCAGCAGACCGGGAAGACGCCAACCGACGCCGAAGTTAGGGCAGAGACCAGGGAGAGGGTCCAGGCAGAGAACAAGAAACGCTCCGTCGTAACTGCGAACGAGTTGCGTGCTGAATTGATCCGTCTCTCGGAGTGGTGGACTCCGCATGGAATGGATCTTGATGTCGAGGCCGGGAGACTGCGGGCAATCTCGCAGGAGGCCGTGAAGTCTGGGAAGATGACACAAAAACAGGCCGACGCAGCGTTCGATGCGGGTTACAAGAAGGCAGAAAATTATTTGACGTATCGACATTCGTCATCCGAGTTGATGGCCCAGTCGTTGAGCGTGTTGCTGGTCGCCCCCAAGGAACTGCAGGAGCGGGCACCGATCTTCTGGGAATTATTCGGCAACTACATCAGTCGCCATCCCAAGTTTCTCAAGGAGTACCAGGAACTGCAGGATCTCCTGGCCGGCGACTCCGAGGAACTGCTGAAACATCGTGAGCGTCGGATTCTCGACAACTACGCCTCTGGAGCGGAGGCACTGATTGCTGCGGCTGCAGCCCGTGACGCTGCAAGGATCGATGGCTGGGATGCAGTTGTGCGCTGGGTCACCCAGGGAATCCTCGACCGAACGGCACCGGGGAAGAAACTTGGTGACGAGGCACGAAAGATCCTGTTGAAGAAGATCCGCGAGAAGGAGAAACGGGAGCCGACCGACGTTGAGATGGTGAAAATCAATCGGGAAGTGGAAACACTGAAGAACACCCTGGATGAACTGTTCACCGCTGACGCACCCGCTCATGCGATGGTTCTGAAAAACCAGCGGTTGGTTATCGAGCCTCTGCGGAAGGTCGGGATTACGCTCAATGACTTTGGCATCTACATGGAGATGCGTCGAGACATCATGGAGCGTGGAGAACTCTACAACCCTAACGCACACACTCCCGAGACTGCCGCCGAGCAAATCGATCTTCTGCGGAAACGACTGAGAAACAATATCCAGGATCCTGACAATCCCGGACAGGAGATCACGCAGTTCGAGTATCTCGAAAGGATGGCCCTTGTCTGGCACCACGAGATTATCCATCCGATGGTGAAGGAGGCGGTGAAGGCGGGTGTGTATAGCCAGGCGACGTACAACAACAAGATCGCCCCCAACGTCGCCAACTACGCTACGTTCCTGGTGATACGTCACATCATCGGGGACGAGATATCACCGATGATTCACGACCAGACCGGGACGTTCGAGGCTGTCGCAAACCCGGCAGTCGCGACGTTGCTCAAGATGGTCAAACTCAGTCGCATGACGGTACTCAACCGGACCAAAGGTGCGCTCGTTGACTGGATGAACCGGTATTTCAGAGAGGAGATTGAACCGGTCCCGATCCCCACGCGACTCGACAAGGAGACAGGCAGGGAGATACCCGACACACGTCTGCTGGGCGATCCACCCAGGGGCAAGGCGCACCTGATCGTTCTTGAAGATGGCAAGAACAAGGCATATCTGGTTGATGAGTATCTGAACAAGGTATTCCTGAATTCCGATCTTGGCTCGTTGGAAGGCATCACGCGGGTGATGAATTCGGTCCTTTACCGGACGTTCCATCCGCTGTTCGTGACCTACAACCCGTCCTTCGTCGCCGGCAACTGGCTGCGTGATATCCAGCGGACGCAGCGAAACCTTGGTGCGCAGGGACGCCGACTTGAGTTTGAAACCTACGTTGCCGAGTTACAGGCAATTCGTGACACCGAGGGACGCGAACCGACCGACGCCGAGAAGAAAACGGCCAAGGAAAAATCCAGCAGGATGCGGATGGGGTTGCTGGACATCCTCAAGGAACGGCACACGTTGATGGGCTGGGGCAAGGTTGCTGAATTTTTCAGTTTCGGATACCTCAAACCGGGACCGGCTCGCCTGTTTGCTCGCGGAGAGAAAGTCGAGTTAGTCGAACAGATGATGGCGGAACATGCCTATGCGGTTCCGTTGACCGACATCGAATCGCAGGTGGGCGGATTGCTGCCAGGTTTCGTTGAAGAGCAGTTGTCGCCGCGGGAGCGAGTGGCGAAACAGGTGGAGAAACTCAGGGATCTCGAAGATCCGAAGTTGCGTGACAGGTTCATGCGAACAGTCCTGCCGGCGGTTGGACGGTTGTACCAGGCGTTTGAACTTATCGGAGCAGAGAGGCTGGCACGATACGGTGCGGCCCAGGAACTGGCCGGGAAGATGACCGGTTACAATCTGCTCGTAGAACGGCAAGTGCCGGTTCGTGAACGTGCGATGATCACGCGGAAGGATGTCGGCACGCCCGATTTCATGCAGCGAGGCCTGGTGTCCTCGATTACCAACTCGCTGTTCATGTACTCGAAGGTTCGCTGGTCTGCACTGTTACGGGATTACCAGTTACTCAAGGGAGACATGCCCAAGACCCGTGCGGCGTGGATCACTCACCAGATCATCTGGACATTGCTGCCGACGACGGTGACGAAACTTGCCGGGTACGGGATGCTGGCGAGCCTGGTGCCTGGCGGCGACGAGGCGGAAGAATGGTACACCATGTTCTCCAAGTATTTCCTGGACAACTACGACGTTCTCCCGATGGGTTACACCGAGATAGCCGGGAAACAGCACGCGGTGGGAATTACGGTCCCGCGTGACGAGATGCGGAGTTTCGTGGCCCAGATGTGGGGCAACGCGATGGACGCGACCCTGGAGTCGATGACCGACGTGGAGACCCAGGCCGGCACCGTACCCAAGGCATTCCAGGAACTGGCCGAGGCTCTTTACACCAACATGATGCCGAACATCAACCCGTACCTGGACATCGCGGGAACGTGGATGGCGTACTCGCAGGGCATGAATCCTCGCGATCGTTTCTACAAGGGTGACGTGATTCCCCGCAGCAACTGGGAGGCGGGTGGCTGGGAGTCGAACCGAAAGATGCTGGCCTGGACGTTCAAGAAGACCGGCGTACTCAACACCGCAGTCCACCCGATTGCCGGGCCGATACTCGGGGACGCATTTGACGATGCCCAGGAGACGTGGAAAACGACAACCCTGCGAACGACACCGATGCTGCAGAGGTTTCTCCGCGTCAGCCAGCGTGGCATACAGGACAGGCGATGGGCTGCGATGGAAGAGGGGCGGGGCGACAGCGCGAGGTTCCGGTTGCAACTGCCGACGACGGTTCGCCAGGCAAACGGTGAACAGTACCTGATGAGTCACACCCAGCACTTGCTCGATGACGAGGGCAAACAGAAATTGCTCGTCTTGAACAAGTGGCGATCGATGACCTACATGCCGGCACGCGAGAAAATGCTGGAGGCGACTGCCGCTGGCGACGAGCAGACTTTCAATCAACTGCGAGAGCAACTCTCGACGGTCACGCAGGAAATCATGGCAGCCCCGATCTCCGAGACGCCGCCGTTGTATCTCGGAGCGGTGGCCTGGTCGTTGACCGATCCGTCGTTCGAGAAACCCGGCGAATCGAGCGAACTGAAACTGCTCAAGGTCAACCGCATCGACCTGGGCACTGTCGAATCGTTGATCAGGTCCGAGGCATTACGACGCAACAACATGGAAATTCAGCGTCGGTCGAAACGGATCGGTCGGGAGATTCGCACGCGGCAGTTCCCCAAGTACACCCGCGCACTGGCACAGCGGATCACTCGGGTACGCGACATCTTCGCCGGGCGTAAACCACGCCGCCGCATTGGTCGGGTCGGGGAACGTCGCTGATCAGTCAAGACCGTCGGGTGCCTTGACGATCATCAGTTCCCAGTCAATCGACTCCGGTTGCCTGGCGATGCGATGTGCATCCCAACCTTCCCGGATCTCGGCGCAGACTTCCCGGATCTCTTCCGGGGTCGGCTCGTAACGCACGTGCGATTTAGTATACTTTTTTTTCGGCATGCCCACCCTCCACCAACAGATCACAGAGTTTTATGCCTTCTTCGTTCTCGATCGACGCCAGGAAACGTCCGTATTTGCCCTGTCGCGTCCCTCGAAAGGTACGCACGATACATTCGTCGTCATTGCAGTATTCTTCGATCATGGCAACCAGGGCCGCCTTGGCGACCAGTCCCTCGGGTTTCTCCACCCCCCTGATCTCCGGTGCGTTGATGCCCACGCCGTCGCTCATGCAGAGACGAAGGCGTTCCACCACCTCCACGTGAAACCCCAATTTGATGCGACAATCCAGCGTGTCCGCATCCAAAACTCTCAGGATGGTTGCCTTGAACTTCCAGTCCATTCAAGGACTCCTCGTTGAATAAGGCAGGGCAACTCGATAACGTCTGCCGGTGACATCATAGCAGGATCCTTATTGATTTCGATTCCCGCTTCCTGCAGACAAGTGACCACGAACTCCGAGCAGAAGAATCGTTTGTCGTTCGTGTCGCGTTTGATCTTCAGCCGGTCGCAGATCCACCGGGTGAGCAACCCGAAACTACGGACGAACTGCCAGGGGCTGGCGTATTTCTGTCCCCAATGGGACAACGCCGCCTCGGAGACATCGAACCTGTTGATCGAGATCGGGACCACGGTCTGATACCAGACGAGCGTGCGTCCTTTCTTGAGAATCGTTGAGACGGGAAAGACCCTGACACCCCGGCCTTCCAGGGCCTCAACGACGCACAGTCGGTCGTAGAACCTCACGCAAATGCCGACGTGACTGATGCGGCTGCGAGTTCGGAAACTGATCAGCTGGCTGAAGAACGATTTCGGATCGTAGCGGAATGCCAATACGTCGCCGTTCTGGATCCCGCTGCGGACGAGTGAGTATTCCATTACTTACTCCACCTTTTTGACTCCAGTGACGCTCAATTCCCCATCGACCGTTTCGATCGTGATGTCGAATTCCGTTGTCGCCGCGGGAATGGCCCCGGGGGGTTGCCCTGTCGGAGGAGTGGATGGCAAGAACGACAGGGCACTCACGGCCCCCACACCCCCGAGACCAATCATTGCCGCGGTGACCAGGGCGGTCTTGATGAACCCCGGTCCACCTGGTTGTATCAGCGTCTGCTGTTCCTGTGGGTATGTCCCCACGTCGTAACTGTCGTCCAGGCCGGCATCGCGAGCCAGTGCCTTGCGGCGAATCTGCAGTCGGGCTGCCACGTCGTGCATCCACATGTTGAGAAACCTATTCCGGCCCTTCAAATGGGCCGACATTCCCCTCTCGAAAACTGGTGAGACCATGCAGAAACTCCTCATCGAGTCTACGCAATTCAGCCCAGGTCTGTTTCGCCGCCTCGCCAAGGCGAAGGGCAATGACGACCATCTCCCGTTCCCGCCCGCTCTCATCGAGAGCGAGCAGTCGATCCGCTTCCGACTGAAAGTCCACTAGGCCGACGGGCCGTCTTTGCTCTGGATGAGGACACGCGAGGCGAACGACTCAGCCGCATCGACTTCGCTGTACACCTTGCCGAACGAACGGTCGAGCATCTGGAGGAAACTGTTGTTCGCCGCCGACGCCTGGGCCAATCGCTCGCCAGCACTCGCTTCCAGCAACGCCTGAAGGTCAACTGCCATCGTTCTTCTCCTGTTTAGGCGCGATCTTCACGCGAATGATCGCCCTGAAGTTCTCGCGCCAGTCCTCAAGTGAAAGTAGCCGATCCATCAGCACGTCTGTTTTGCCGACCGGCCCCGGATCCCCGCGTGGACCGGGGGGACCGGGAACCGGCGACCGTTTACTAATCGTTGCGACGAGTTCCTCCAGTTCAGCCACTCGTTGTTTCAGTAACTTGATCTCGCGGGTGCGGTCGATGTCGCCCCAACCGTCCACCAGGGCGACCGGTTTGGCAGCGACCGGCCTGGACAGGACCAGCCGCGGTCTCGCCTCCTTGAGGAACGCGATGAGTTCGTCGTGTCGGCAACCGTAGACCCACTCGTCATCAACGCCGTGAGTCATCACGCTGACGAGATGGTCACCGATGAAGATCCCGCCACCGGAGTTGCCGTTGCGGAATCGACCCACGTTGACACCGAAGACCCAACGGTCGCCGGCCAGGTTGCTGAATCGTTCGCGGTTGGAGTATCTCAACGCCAGGCGTGTCGGCCCCTTGCCTTCCGGCCACCCGCAGCCGGTGATCGGTCCCGCGGGGACACGCTGCGGCACCGTCACGAAGTGCAGCGGTTTGCCATCGATCTTGAACAGGCTCAGGTCGCGGGTCTTATCGACGTGGACCCAGCGTGCCTTGCCCTCGGTCTTGTTGTCGTACCCGGTCCATTCGACTCGTTTGCCCTGGCTGGCGCAGTGGCCGGCGGAAATTCCGTATCCGTCCGCGGTGATGATCGTGCCCGAGCAGCCATCGATCGTCACGCTGGCGCGGACCCACCCGGGATCTGCAGCCGTCAGCGGACTGACCAGGATCAGCCAGACAGCCAGGTATCGATGACCTTGAAGGCAATTGGCATCAATACGCCCAGGCACGCGGCGATGGTACGCAGTTCCGTTCGCAACTTGGTGATCTGCGTGACCAGCGAGTCGCTGCCGTTGCCGCGGTAGATCGTGTTGTCGATCGATGTCAATCGCTGCGAGTGACTTTCGAGTGTGCGCCATAGCTGCCCGTCGAATCCATCCTGGCCCAGTTCGGACTTGATCCGCTCTTCGATTTTCGTGATGCGAATCGCGAGGTCTTCCATGACGTTTCCTTTCGAGTATCTTCGTTTACTGCTCGCCCATAGTCAATAACAGGGTTTTAACGAGTGTCGGCAGATCTTCGAGTTGCAGACTTACCAGCCAGGGTTGGTTATCGGCACGGTGCAGCACGATGGCAACCCGGTCCTCTGCGGCGTCGTCAACGGCCCGGGCGACGACACGCTGCACGTTGATCCTGGAGACACGTTTGACCTCGATCGAGACTCCCGGTTGGCCGACGATGTCGTCGGACTCGTCGGATCGGCCGCAGAACTGCTGGCTCCGGTGCATTTCGACGCCGAAGATCTCTTCCCAGGCTTTCGCGGCTTCGAGTTCGCCACGCTTACCCTTGTCACGACTATTGATCATTCTCAAACTCCATGATGCAACGGCCCAGGAATTCGACGACCTGGGGGACTACTGCGTTTCCGAGTGATCTAAGTCTGTCCACCCGCTTGGGAATCCCATGAGCCACTCGACGAATTCCGGTGTCAGACTCCCAGACTCCCTGCTCGGCTTCACGACGCGACCGAGCAAGCAATTCTCGGGCACGTTCTCCACCGAGCATCCATCCTTGTGATCCCTGCTCGTCGGTGTCGGCCACATCCGCACCATATTTCGAAGATCGCTCCGGCGATTTTTCCCACCTGTTGACCCCACGGCGTTCGCTGCCCTCGGAGTGGGCCACGATCCAAACCCTATCTCGTCTGTGGCGTGCGCCAACACTGGCAGCCGGTACGCAGTGGTACTCGACACGATAGCCGAGCGAGGCCAGGTCTCGGAGAACACCTCCGAAGAGTCCCCCTCGTCGTCCCATTGCATCAGTTGCTGAGAGTAACCCCGTGACGTTTTCACCCAGTACCCAACGAGGTCGGAGTACCTCGCAAATTCTGCGAAACTCGGGCCATAGCCATCGTTCATCGTCTTCACCTTCCTGGCGTCCAGCGTTACTGACCGGCTGGCAAGGCCAACCGCCGCAGATCAAGTCTACCGCCCAGTCCTCGACCGGGTCAGGTGGAAATGTTTTCACGTCATCCCATCGCCGGGCATCCGGCCAATGTTTTGCCAGTACCTTCTGGCAGAACTCGTCCTGCTCCACCTGCCAGGCGATCTCGAAGTCGGGCGATGCCATTTGCAAACCCAACTCGAATCCTCCAATTCCTGAGAAGACGCTGCCCACTTTCACGCCTCGCCCCCCGCGATCGCCTTGTACGCCGCGGCGAACTGTTTGAACAATTGCTCGCGGTTGAATTCGTTCATTTCGCACAGTTTCTGCCAGCCGACACGTTTGGTCGCGGCCATGATCTGTTCGTCCATTGTCCTGGCGGCGTCGAGGCGGCCCATCAGGCCGTGATCGCGGATCGCGATGCGGACTCGGTCGAACGCGGCGACGACATCGACCTCGGGAACCCACTCCGACCGATCATCGGTCCATCGCTCCTGGTTGAACCAGGTCGAGGCGTGAGGGGTGTACTTGCGGTCCTCGCCCTGACGGCCCAAGGCGTACAACTCGACGGCCTCCAGCAGTTCATCAAAAGGAACACGTTTCAATGCCTTGGCGATCGCCTTGATCGCGGCACCCCGACCGACCTTGCGTGGGTAGGCATCGTAAATCCGCAGTGCCTGTTGTTCGTCGCTCATGCGCGCACCACCGACCTTCCGGGTGTGAAAACCCGTTTACGAGCGTGTCGATCACTCCGAAGTGACGGTTGGCGGTCTCGTGAATTTCACACCCACCGGGATACAGGTCGTCAGCATTGCCCGGTATTGACCGTGTCCGTTTTCCAGGGTCGTGAGTCCTGGCGGGAACACTCCATTGCTCACAAATTTTCGTTTCCTGGTCACGCCCGCAAGGGCCATGCAGCCGACCGGCCCGAGAGTTTTACGGCCGCCAATTTGACGTGACGCTGAACACGCTCTCATCCGCTGAAATTGTTTCGCGTTGCAATCCAGACAACGGCATTCCTGCCGCTGCGTGTTTTTCGTTTTAGCCCCGAGTCCTCGACCTGTCCACCCCGGACCAAATCGATCCTGCGTGGTCTCTGGGTGGAGGGGTTCATCTCCAGAGAGATCTGGATTTCCTCGTCGGTGCAGCCGAACATGCCGCAGCCGATGATCCGATCCAGTACACGCTCCTTGAGAGTCGCACTGGGTTTCGAGATTTCCTTCGCGGCCGCCCGTGAGGTCACCGAGTGGCCCTGGCATGGTGGCCGGGTCATCCCGTCGAGATCGAATTGAATCGTGGTCTGGATCAAAACGGCACCTCCTCGTCCCCGGGAGCAGTCGCCTGTGCCGGTGCCGGTGCCGGTGCCGGTGTCACGGCAGGGGTCGGGCCTCGCAATCGATCCAGCCGCGTGGGGATCCCGCTGTCATTGTTGATCGACGCCTCGCGAGGGAGTTGCACGTCGAAATTGTCGTAGATCTTGTCCGGGTTCGACGTGCCGGCAGAATGCGTGTTGATCACTTCGATTTCCATTCCGACCAACGAGCGATGATTGGGGAACTCGGGATCGAGACTTGCCCAACTCACGCCATCCCAGGCCAGCGCGTGCATCATCTTTTTGCGGCTGAAGGCGATCGCCTTGTCGGTTGTCAGCCAGAACTTCACCGTCCTCGGGAACGGGTTGTTGATGAATTCCTCGGTCGTGGCCGAACTGTCGGTGTAGTGGGCCGTCGGCCTCACGACGATCCCGAAGAATTCCTTGCCGTTGGTCGTGCGATCGTATCCCTGGGACTCGATGGTCGCGCGGTACTTGCCTTGTGGGTACTCAGGCATTTGTTCGTGCCTCCCTGATTGCGTTTTTCAAATTGTTCCAGGCCTCTTGTCCGCTGTTTCCCATGTCAATCGTCTCGGGCAGATTCAGGCGGTTCTTCGCGTCGTAGCCGGGCATGTGTTCAGTGTGCAGCACGCGGCTCTTGCCACCCTTGCCCTTGCCGTCCTCGACCTCGGTGTACCAGGTGGCGAAAAGGACCGCGTCAGATCGCTGGATCAAAAACGCAGCATTCTTCTTGTGGAGGCAGGGAATGTATCGGTCGAAGTCCTCCCCCGTGGGATTCTTGAAGGGCGCGACCTTCGTGTGCCCGAGCAGGATGATCGACATTCCTTTTTCTTCGCGGAGTGCGTCGAGTTTGTCGAGGAAGTAACCGTCCCAGTACTCGTTCGCGGCAATATCAAATCCGCGATGGTATGCCATGAACTGTTCCCAACTGCCGTTGTAGACGACGTTCGTCACCTCCTCGTGGCACAGGGACTCGGCACACGTTGCCGTATCGATGGCGATCGCCTTGTACGGATGATCCTCCGTCCGCAACGCCTCCAGGTTGGTCATCAGGTCCAGCCAGGTGTTGGCCCGTGGCAGGATCGGAAGATCCTTCGGGATGGCCCCTGATTGTTTGAGCAGTGACCAGGAGTCTTCGCGACCGAATGGCTGGCAGACGATGTTTTCGATCCAGCCGGCAAGGGTTGTCTTGCCGATTCCCGGCGGCCCCATGATGAAGATCATGCTGGGCCGACTCTTGATTTCAGTCGTAATTCTCGACAGTGGACTCGCATGGTTCATCTCGATACCCTCCCGTTCTTGACCAACTCATCGCGGAGGATTTCCACGTCGTCGGGAGCCTCGATGCCGAGTTTGGCCTTCCCGTTGGCCGCACGCACGACCAGGATCTCGATCACCTTGCCGTCCTCCGTCCGCAGAACGATCCTCTCGCCTTCTCGTCTTCCCAGGACCAGCATTTCACAGCCTCCTTCTCCAACTCGTTTTAGCCCGAGTCGTCTCCGACAGTTTATGCCCCGTCCTGGGGCACTCGGGCGTTTCCGTCCTCTGCGTCATCGATTCCGGTCAGCGCGCGGAACTTTTTCATCCACGAACCGTAGCGTCGTGGCATGGCGGCGATCCCGAGTTTCTCGGCCTGGGGCCAGGTCAGCGAACCCTTGCGAACCTGGGTAGCCGCTGACTGGTAACAGGCGTGGCACAGTCCGCGGCGGATCGATCGTTGATCGCACGTCAGACACTTCTTGCCGCGATCGCTGCTCATCGTCACCTCCCGTGTTTCGATGGAGACAACATTAGCAGCACTGCCGTAAAAAACCAACCATAATCGAATTGGTTTTTGTGTATGTGTCTGTCTAGACCCGTGCAAGGATCCGCTGGACGGTCGCGGGGTGCCACCTGCTCCCACGGGGCGGGTGTCCCTCGGTCGTCAGCGTCCTGCAGATTGACCGATAGGACTCGCCGGCCTCGCGTAATTCTCGCATTCGCTCGATCGCGTGCTGTTCGGCCTGGACGATTTTCATGCCGCTGGGATTGCCGTTCTCGTTCAGGTCGGAATCGGGATCGCTCCTCCAACCGTAAGGAGTTTCGGCCGACTGCCTTCGCCCGCCACGCTGGTTACGCAACATTCCCGCCCGCGTTCGAGAGTTGCGGATCGACCGATCCAGTTCGGCAACCGCGTGCAGGATCGTCCTGGTGAACTTCGTCGTCGGATCTTCGTCCCGGTCGATCGAATCCCCGTTCTCTGTAGAAAGGATCGAGCATTTCTTGCGGGTGATCTTGTCCTCGATGACCATCGCCAGCAGGGTGTCCCTGGCCAGGCGATCGATGTTCCGCACGAGGAAGGTCCAGCCTTTTTTCAACGCGGCGACGGCATCCCACAGGCCGGGTCGGTCGTGATCGGCACCACTGAGTGCCTCGTCGGAAAACTCGCCCATCACTTCGATGCCGTTGGCCCGGCAGTATTCGCGCAGGTCTTCGAGTTGCCTGGCGACGGACTCACACTCCTCCGCGTTCGGCCGCGGACTGAACCTCGCGTAGAGTATCGCGCGTCGAATGAGTTTCCTGCTCATCGCTCGTCCTGGAAAAAGGCCGCCGGCCTCGTCAGATCGCGGAGAATCACCATACGCAATCGACTCAACGGGGGTATCACTCCCGGGCCGGCGGCTGTGTCAGTGGAATCGCCTCACTCGCTCGGATTGGCGCAGGAGTCGCAGATCGGAACCTTGATCCGGTACGGTTGCCAGGCCGACTCGGGTATCTCTTCCTTTGGACGACTGTCAATCGCCCAACAGGTCTGCTCTCCAATCGTGATCGTCTTCAGAGCGTACTGGTCGCCCTTCGCGATTGTGTCGTCGCAGAGTTCGCAGGCTCGCTCTTTCATGGATCGCTTCGTCTTCATCGTTCGTTCTCCCTGTCCTGAGACGCCCGAAAATCGGACGATCTTTGTATCACGGTCGCTCGTCCAATGCCCGTACAGGGCATCCTCGGGCCTCGAAATCGGTCACCTGGCCCCGATCTGCCCCTATTTGGCCGAATCGGCCAACTCCTCTCCCGCGGCAGCAAGACGTGCCAGGTGTTCAATGTAATCCACC